CTGCGGCGGTTATCTTTCATCGTATATAATCCGCAAAACGAAACGTTCCGAAAAAATAAAACGAAGCGATGTGTTTCGTAAAACGAAATGTTCTTTTTTCGACTTCCCCACACATAACTTAAAAACGCCTCAGAAGACTCTGGGGCGTTTTAAGTTTCTTAATCATAAAAATCTCACACATTCAAGTCGAACTTTACGTTCTCCTCACCGCCAAGCAGCACCCTTGTGCGCTCCAAATTATTCTCGTATATGTGTACATTTCCGAGATTCAGTGTGATGTTCTTCAATGGTAGGTCTATCTGGCGTGCCATGAGATAGAGGTGGTATATATCTGCTGGCAGTCCAAGGTTCGCATCACTGCTTCGCTGGTAGGCTGACAATATCAGCTCACCTTTGTCAATTTGAAATTGTACAAGGCTGAGGCATGGTGCCTGGTTGCTCTCCGCACCTGTTTCACCAAGGAACAATACATAATTCTTGCTGTTCCGCTTCTCACGGTTTATCCTCGCTAACAATGGCGGCAGCTTCTCAAAGTAGGTGGGATAACTATTAACGAGCACGGAGCCACAATAGTCCCACCAGTTTATGCCTATCTCGCGGTATTTCTCCACTTGCCGCTCACCCTGCATAAAGAGTTGGAGTTCGTTCTTCAGTTTCTTTCTGGCTATGCCGTGGCTCTCGAATATATCGAGCAAGTCAGCAGGCGACAATGAAAGTTGCTCATTGAGCAAGTAACGGATATTGCCTTTCTTGTTGGTCTGAGTTTTTCCTTGTTCCAGGATCTTGTTCAGTATCTGATAGTATTTGTTCATCGTTCAAACGGTATTAGAATGTTATTCAAGCAACATCCGTATAGAGCATGATGTCCGTGTAGGACGAACTGTAATTCATGTGAGCGTTGAACTCCTTGCGGTGGCAGTTCCTGAAAGGGTTGCCAAGGTTAGGGTGATTTCCCATCCAGTCGCACAGCTCTATGACGGAGGATTTGTTCGAGGTGAAGTAGATGAATCTATGCCCGGCGGGAACTGTCAGCACATCGAGGTAATCGGACAGTTTCCAGTACATCCTGTACGTCTTGCTGTCCGTGCTCAGATACGGAGGGTCGACGAGGAACACCACGCCTGGCACATCTTTGTATCTCTCAAACACCTCCTTGTAATCGCTGGAGGTTATGGTCAGCCCGTCGAGGTAGTCATCGCATGATGGATAGTCCACTCTCTTTATCTTATTGTATAGGGTTTCCTTTTCCAAGTCCGCATACTCCGTAGCATATTTCATCGAAAAAAGGAGGGAAGGTGACAGTGTGATATAGTCAACATATCCGTGGTCATGCTCATGCTTGCGGATACACGAAAGTACCTGTTCGCGCTGCGCTCCCATGATAGCCTTGTGGCGCGGGACATTGATCATTGCCCTCAATTCTGCCAACAGCGCATTCGTCTGGGGCAAGGCTTCCAGCCGTTTACGATAGCCGTCAAAGTCATTATACACAACGGTGGAGTTCGGCTTCTGACACTTGGCGATATGCGACAACAGACCGCTGCCGCCAAATAAATCTACGAAGGTTGTACCGTCAGGGTACTGTTGGAGTACCTTAATGTACTCCCGGGCAAACATTCGCTTCTGTCCCTGGAATGGAAGCGGCGCTGAAAGATGTTGTTTTCTCATTGTCGCACTTATTTGATACGGCAAAGGTCGCCATATTCGGCGATGCAAAAGAGCGTTTTCGTCAAATCACACTGCAAACGACTTGCAGTCGCTTTGGAATCGTTTGATAAGCATATATACCTTGCGCTCGCTCACCGCATATTTTTCTGACAGTCGAGCTACGATATATGACACTTTCTCGCCACGATTCAGAAGCGTAGTATAATCTGTATATAAGTCCACAAACTCTTCATCTCCCAAACGTATTCCTGCTATTTTGAGCCTTTTTATCAGCTCCCTGTTAAATTTCAAGACCTCAATTATCTTCATCATTATAATATTTTGTATCTTTGCAATATCTCACTTACATAAACGCAAAAAGAAGTACCGCAACGAGGGTATTGGCCCCCAGTCGTGCGGTACTTCGTATTGCGTTAATATGTAGGTGAGATGACTATTAACAGGCTGGGGGCTTTTTATTTTTCTCCCCCGAATGTTTCTTTACAACATTATACCATTCATAGTTTTATCAATAATGTTATGGTGATAAAAGGCATCGCTTGTATTATTCTTTGCCCAGTTTTTTGTGGAAAAATATGGCTTATTATTACTCCAATGAACTTCTTCCGAAATCTTACTTCTGTATACTTTGAAATTAAAAAATTATTTCCAATATTTGCAGTGACGATTCCGTAGCTAATGACTACCGATTCGTCGACTGCGGGAGCTGGCCATTAATCAGCCGTTCGTTTTTTATTTGCGCATGATGTCTTCAATTTCCTTGTCAATGGCCTGTTCTATTTTCTTGTCAAGTTCGCGGCTTTCTCCAATGAACTGCCGCTGCGGTATGTGTATGGTTGAGTCTATGGGTTTTTGTGCCATGCGGTACCAGAAGTCGGCCTCAGAATTCTTGTGTTTCCTTGCCCACGAGTCTCCGTTTTCCTCCCGGAACTTTGCCCAGAAGAATCGTTTCATTCTTTTTGTTACTACGATGTCCCCTCCTGAATTGTGTATGTCGGCGTATGGTACGGAGGTACCTACGGTTACGGCTGCATCGGTGGGCGCATAGGCTATGGATCCGTAGAGGTTCTGCCGTGATGACATGAGCGGCTTATACTGTCTGCCGGCCCCGTGCGCGTACTGCTGTCTGTGCGTGCGCTGCCATGGGTGCAGGCCCCCGTCAACGAACCCACCCTGCCGGAAGTTGTCCTGGAAGTGGTCTTTTGCTATGCGTCCGACCTTGACGGGCAGTGTTCGTTGTCTGGCATGCTCTATCTCGCGGCTATGCTGCTGTAGGAGCTGCAGGAATTGTTGTGGTGTCATGTTTTGGCTCATTTCTTATATATTTGTGGTACCTTTGCGAAAGATTTTCTTCATTTTCTTTTGTTGTTTTGAAATTATTGCTTATATTTGCGGTGAGAATAGTCTTGACGTCTATGCTGGATTGTATTTCCAGCCGTGACATTGAGGCTATTTTTTGTTTAGTCCTATGAGTACATTCGGGCTATCAGAAACGCTGTAGAGCATGATGCTACCATCTTGATACTCCTTGACGATGATCCAACTCTTGTCGGCTTTGATTTCAATTTCGAAAATGTGTACGAACTTGGTTCCCGCCTTTTGTGACACATCGGTCTTTTTCCCAAGATACTTTGCGTTTTGAAGTACTTTCCCTATAGAGAGTATCATCAAGTTTTTTTCCTGATAGTGTATGTGCGGCTGGTTTGTCCATTCGTCAATACTTCTTCTTGAAATTTTGATTTTCCCTTTTAATTTCGGGTGTGAAATTGTTGTTCCCTGCAGGGTTTTCCTTGCCTCTTTCTTGATTTCCTGAAATTCCTCTTTTCTTACTGCTTTCTCGACGGCCTCTCTGGCCCCCGGGTACGCATTTGCGATGTAGGGGTGCGATGGTGCGAAGAGCTGCGCCGTGCGGCCTGGGTTGCTGTCGAGCCCCGGCTGGGGGTCGTGGGCGTTTGCCGGGTCGGCGGGCACCGTGGTTGTGGGTTTGTCGGTGGCGCGCAAGTCGCACTTGCAGTTCCATCGGTCTCCCGGTCTGTGTTGTTCCCAGAAGGGGTGGTCAACGGGCAGTATAGTTCCCCAGAAAGGCATGTGGTCTGCTCCCGGGTTTGGCGATGTGGATGGCATCCACTCGAGGTTTGGAAGTACATCTTTCTCTCGCTGGAACTGCTGCCAGTTGGCTGCTTGCCTTGCGCGCAGCACGGCGGTGTCGTACTCCGTTCGCAGCCATGCCTTGCACTGGTGTGAGGTAATGTCCTGCACATCGTTTTTCCACCGTTCAAACGGCTTTAGATTGCCGTTTGAATCCATGAGCTGCCGTGCGACATCGTTCTGCAGCCGGTGCGTCTTGAACGCTGCGAATACGGCTGTGTTGTGTCGTAGTGCGTTGAGAAAGTCGTCTTCTGACTTTTGAGCCTGTCTGATCCCCTTGTCGGCAGCGGCGTTGAGTGTGGACACGAATGCGTGGAAAAATCCCGGCTCGATGTCGGTCTTTGGATTGAAGTTTCGCCTGTAGATGTTGTGAAGTGCGTACTCTATGACTTCGTCGGATATGGCAAAGCCCTTTTCGGGCGATGCGAGGCAGCACTTTCCTTCGTCACCATAGTAGAGGTCGTTGACTACCAGTCTAAATGAGCCCCGTCCTGCGGGGCCTGGGCGAAAAAAGGATGTACGTTCCTTTGCTGTTGTTTCTTATCATCACTCTTCCCTTTTGGGTCGTCGGTGTTTCCCGGCTGCTCTTGGGAATTACCATCGGTGTTTCCCGGCTGCACTTGGGATTTGGAACGGGTTCCATTCTTCTCGTTTGTATGGGAATTGTCGTCAGGGTCTTGCATCTCCATCGTGGGCATGCTGTTCCTACGCTCTCCCACTGGCATAGAATACTTTTCAGCGAAATAGCTTGGGTCCACCTCGTAGCGGTCAGCCACCATCGTCTCGTAAGCCAACTGCTGCTCCGGCGTGAAATCAACGGAGTAGTCCCAGTCGAAGCGGCAACCCTTGAGTGGGAATCCATGCGCGACCATGCGTGGCAAGAGCTGGTTGTTGATGACATCCCTGAGCATGTCGGCATCCGCTTCCACAAGGTTTTGAAACACCTGCAAGTGGGTCTGACTTTGTGAAAGACTGCTGCCGTCCTCAATGGTCATGGTCTGTCCGATGATGAGTTTCGAGAGTTCTGAGTTGGCGCGATCCACGCGCTGGTTGTAGACATTGTAAGCATCGCCACGTGTGGATTCGATAAACTCCAGTTCGGTGTCCAGTGGCATGACGGCGGTCTGCGAGGCACCCGCCTCGATGAGCATGCGGTTCAACCGGTCTATATCCTTGCTATCACGCGAGGCAGTCTTAGCTATGCGCATGGGCATGCCGAAAATTTCGCCGAAGGTGTCCCAGAAAGCGAGCATATTTTTCTTTGGGATAGTGTGCTGCGCAGCTTTTAAGAACAACCCGAGATTGTCTGGCTGTCCCGCCTCTATGAGCCAGCTGGAAAACGGCGGCTTGCGGTAATCAATTCCCGTGTTCCAGTTTTGCCCAAGGTCGCTCACGACACGCCCATATTCAGGAATAACATGCTTGCGCGGTATAAGCCGAACGCCACTATAGCAGGCGCACCCGTCACCGTCCTTTACAACCTCTCCGAGTTCAATGAGCGAATGCCCCCAACCTACGGAGTCGAGCACGAGCCTACACAGTTGCTTGAACCACGACTGGTCAAAGAAATGCAAGGCCTCTTTGTTTTCATTTTCTTTGGCGTCGATGATCTTGAAGGTTCTTGCCATGACAAAGCCCTGTCGCTGCCGCACGCATCCAGAAAGATGTGCGTCTACCTCCGCATCCCGATAGATGTCGTACAGCCGTTGCCTGTTGGGATTCTGTATGTCAATCGCAAGTTGCCATGCCCTACGCCAGTCAGCGATGTCCTTGCGGGTGAGTGCGTCGGTGGTCTGCTGTAGCGTCATCACGACGTGTTTCATTCGTTTACGGTCATCTTCCTTGGCAAGATTGAAACTTCCGTAGGGGGTATGTATGACGTTCGTGTCCTGTCGTCTTCCCAGTGTGCTGAATAATCTCTTTATATCCATGATGGTTTCTTTCTATTTTTAGTTCACGAGTTAACAAGTTTACAAGTTCACAAGTTGACAGTCCTTTTTAGTTTACGAGTTCACGAGTTCAAAGTTCAAAGTTCAAAGTTCAAAGTTCAAAGTAATCAGCTAATTTCTCCCCTCCTTCGGAGGGGTTAGGGGGAGGCTCCTTACCAGTTGTTTCTCAACGGCTTTTGAGAGTGGAACAAAACGCCTATGCCTGCCGGCTCACCCTTGTCATCCATGGCCACAGGGATATCCGGCACTATTTTTCCACTCTGCACCCCCTCAAGCCACTTGATGGCGCGTTCGTAGCGCTCTTTTCTAATCTCGCTTCCCATCTTCTGTGGCAGAGATGCCGTCATGTGGTACAATGCGATGTCACACATATACATGACGATGAGTTTATTGCGACTGAAGCCATCTGCGGCAAACACCGCTTTGCAGTCATAGACAGGTCTGAGATAACTCGATATCTCCTCCTGTGCCTCGCTCTCTGCGTTGGCCCGATTTTCGGCAGAGGTCTGTGATACCGTTTTCAGGGCTGCCTCGCCGATAACAACTCTGTAATCTTCATCTGTGATAAACATAGGAACCTCCTTTTTATGTGGTTACATACAATGCTATCTTTTCAATATCCGCTACCTTGACCCCCTTACGGAAACGGTGGGTGTGCACGAGGTGACGTATGTTCTGCTTGGGCACAACCTTGAGCCTGCCCCCCATATTGAGCACATAATACTTCATTCCGAACAAGGCTGACATTTTCTTTGCCTTACGGACTGCACGCTTGTATTTCCAAGCGAAAATGATGTCTTTTATCAGTTTTATCATACTACCATGAATTTTTGGCGGTCGGTCTTTTTCCGAACACCGGTTGAAAACTTTTCTGTCTTGCATTACGCTGCAGGATCCATATTGCACCCTCGTCCGCGTCGGGCGCATCGTCGTTTCCTGTCATTCCTTTTTCGAAGGCGAGCGTCTGTTCGATTCCCGCCTGCATGTCCGGGTCCTCCTTCTGCGAGATGTCGTAGAAGACAAATCCCCGTTCCCAGAGCGGGCTGATTGCCTCTATGCGCTGGAACTTATCCGGTTTTTTGCGCGTATCGCCCGTGATGGGCAGTTGATAGCCTCTGAGCTCTCCCTCCGTGGTGAACTCATCGAGGAGAATATCCTGCATGAAGCTTGCTTCGATGGCAAAGCGTATGGCAATGCCGATTTCTTGGCTCCACTCGTAGAGATCGTAGCACCATCGGACAAGTTCGCCCACGGATGCCTTTCGAACGAACGCACGCAGATGCCAAAGATAGGTTTTATGTTTCCCCCATAGCTTGGCTGCCTTTGTGTCGTTGGTCGTTTTGCTTTTCCACGACGGGTCGATATAGAGTACAAATTCGGAGAATTTTCGCCATGCCGGTCGTTTTGCCCAACGTATCCATTCCTGCCGGAAGACAGTTCCCTCGACGATGGGGTTGTGCATCATCTCCTTCTCCCACGCCCGATAGCCCACGAAGTCGCGGTACTCCTGTGCGTCTTCCTTGGTCCATTTCTCCTTCCATACCGGCTCACCGTTCTTGTCTATAGCCTGAACCTTTGAGACGAATACGCCCCGCGTGGCTGCGATATTGGCCAATACGGAGGTCTTTGATATGAGGTTACCCACCATGAGGAAACGTCCACGCCCCACATCAAGGGCACCGAAAAGGGCTTCCTTCACCCAATCGGTGAGTTCGCGCACACGGCGTTCATTACGGCAGAGTTCATCGTCATCAAGGTCGTCAATGACGATATAGTCCGGCCGTGCCTCGCGTTCACGCAGCCCGCGTGGCGACTGTCCACGGCCAACGGCGAGGAACTTCACGCCCGCGGAGGTTTTGAACTCTCCTGATGTCCACAGTCCGAGGTTCTTCTGCTGCCCGAAGTCGGCGATGATGCGCTGGTTATACTCCAGTTCAGCCTGAATGTCACCGAGCAGCCGGTTCGCACTGTCCTGCGATTTGCCCACCACGACCATGAAATTGATGAGCCGCTTGGGACGCAGCATCAGCCACAGCGGCATGAAGATGTCAAAGTGCGTTGACTTGGCGTGTCCGCGCGGCCACATGAACACCGCCTTGAGGTTAGGTGTTTCCATGACCTTGCGCGCAGCCTGATTGTGGAACGGTGCGTTATGCACCGTGCGAACCACCTCTCCCGTTGTCTTGTCGCGCAGCGTGAGGAAATGGGGGAAGTAATACTCGCAGAAGGCGGCATAATTGGCCATCAGCCTTTTCTTGCGCTGGTCTTTCTGGGCAGGCGTCTCATGGGCAAGTGCCGCCGTGTCGGTGATCGACTGAATGCGCTTGCAATGTTCCTTCCACTGCTCAAATGCCTGCTTCTTTTCTAATGCTGTAGCCATACGTATTCTACTTTATTCTCATCTGTTCGGTGAGGTACATGTCCTGAAACTTGTTGATGGTCTTGATGAGTTCTGGCGTGACGGTAGGGTCAATCGTCGAACGGTACTCCAGCCACTTGGAGAATGCCATGAAAACTTCAATCGCATCCACCACATTGGCCTTCTTGTCGAGCTTCTCGATGACGGAGGACAGTTTGGCGAGCTTGTCGCCCAGCCCTGCAATGAGCGATGGGTCTTCCGACTCGTTCACCTCGGTTATCAACTTGTCTATGGTGAGCAGCAGTTTGTTCACCAGCTCGGGTCGTGTCACGTTCTTGGCAGCCCTCGCCTCTTTCCACCCGCCCGCATTGCACCACTTAGATATGGTGACCCTCGATACCTCCACTTTGTCAGCTATCTCGTTCTGCTCCATTCCCGCAAGGTAGAGAGAGCGGGCCAATGATTTTTTCTTTTCTGTTTCTGCTTTTGTCATATATCGGTTTGTTGCTTTACCATGCAAAGTTGCCTTATTTTATTGAGGTTGCAAAAAAAAGATGCAGCCGCTTCATAGAAGCGTGTAGTGGTTTCATACTTTTTTGGCAGTCAATGATTTATCGCTTAATATTGCAGTCAAAATTGAACATGAAACGAAATGGGAAAACGAGTAAGAATATCCAATGACAGCCTGAACAGCTATGGGTTCAGGGTGCTGACGCATGGTATGGACGTGGCTCAGTACAACCGTAACCCTGTACTTCTCTATATGCACGAACGCGGCAACGTGGTAGGTTATGTGAAAGACTTGAAGGTGGAGAACAATGAGGTTACCGGTGAACTGATGTTTGACTGTGCTTCTGAATTGAGCCAACGTTGCAAAAAACAGTTCGAGTTCGGAAGTCTAAGAATGGTGAGTGCCGGTTTAGAAATATTGGAAACAAGCGAGGATGCGAGCATGCTTGTCCAAGGGCAGACACGTCCCACCATCACAAAGAGCAAGCTCTTTGAGGTCAGCGTTGCTGATGTCGGTGCCAATGATGATGCCCTCGTGCTTCATAAAGACGGAAAAAGAATAACCCTCGGCAGGGACGGAGATTGCCCGCTGCCGCTTTTGAATAATATTAACAAACAAAAAACAGAAGAAATGGAAAACAAGACCATCGCCCTGAATTTGGGGCTGCCGGAAACGGCAACCGAGGCTGAAATCTCCGCCAAGATTGCCGAGTTGAATGCCGTCAAGGAACAGAACGCGTCTCTGCTTCAGGAAAAAGAGAAGCTCACCTTGGCAAGAATCAACAGCCTTGTCGATCAAGCCATCGCCGACAAACGCATTGAGTTAAACAACAAAGACCAGTTTGTGGAGCTGGGCAAGAAGATTGGCGCGGAAGAGCTGGAGAAGACGCTCCGTGTGCTGCACCCTGCCGTACGCCTGTCCTCCGTCTTGGGACATCAGGGAGGTGCCTCTGACAGCAACCAGCAGATAACGAAACTCAGCCAGGTGCCGGCCAGCCAGCTTGCCACCTTGCGCTCGGAGAATCCTGAAGAATACAAACGCCTGTACAAGGCTGAGTACGGCATCGAGTGCCAAATATAAATACAACAATTCATACCAAAACTATAAAATAATGAACAGACTCATGAAAACAGTTCTCGCACTGCTATTCAATGCGATAGTAGGTGCCGTCATTGCTCAAATGCTGGGCTTGCCTGCCATGGCTGGCGCATTGACCCTCAACTTGGTGGCTGCCATGGTGGGCACCATGCCAAAAGGCGTACTCCGCGCTGGAGTATTTACAGAGATATGGACCGGCGAGCTGGTGAAAACCCTGCGCAGAGGCCTTGAAGGCTCATGGCTCGACGGCGTGCCAGACCAGAGTTCCATCATCAACAACGACGTCATTCACCTCGTCGACGTAGGGGTCGACCCTGACGTGCTGGTCAACAACACCACCTATCCCATACCACTGCAGGCATTGGACGACAAAGACATTGCCGTCAAGCTCGACAAGTTCCAAACAAAAGTCACACCCATCACCGATGACGAACTATATGCCGTCAGCTACGATAAGATGGCACGGGTGAAAGAAAGTCACGGCAACGCCATCAACGATTCTAAATTCGCCAAGGCTGCCCATGCGCTCTGCGCTCAGAAAAACAGCGCCACCACGCCCGTGCTCACCACCACCGGAGAGCGCGACTCTGAAACTGGCCGACTGCGCCTGACACCTCAAGACCTTGTGGCCATGAAGCGTGCGTTGGACAAGATTAAGGTGCCGGCAGAAAACCGCCGCCTCGTCCTCTGCCCCGACCACGTCAACGACCTGCTGCTCGCCAGCCAGAACTTCCGTGAGCAGTACAACATCGACCGCGGAACCGGTAAGGTAGGCAAGCTCTACGGGTTCGACATCTTCGAGTATACAAACACGCCACTCTATACGCAGGCTGGCGTCAAGAAAGCACTTGGCGCAAAGGCCGAGAAGGGAGAGTTCCAGTGTTCCTTCGCCTTCTACACGCCACGCGTGTTCAAGGCCACAGGGTCCACGAAGATGTATTACAGCGAGGCTTCCACCGACCCAGAATACCAGCGTAACAAGATCAACTTCCGCCATTATTTCATCTGCATGCCTAAAAAGACTGATGCGGGCGTGGTAATGGCAAGTGGCTATAAAGAAACCGCATGATGAGCAAGCCGATGAAATATCTCGTCATCCATTGCACCGCCACGCCGGAGGGGCGCGAGGTGTCTGCGGCTGAGATACGCCGATGGCACACCGCGCCACCCCCGGCAGGCAGAGGGTGGAGACACGTGGGCTACACAGACCTCATTCATCTTGACGGCACCATCGAGCGGCTGGCGCCCAACAACGAAGACGACCGTGTAGACAACTGGGAAATCACCAATGGCGCGGCAGGGTACAACAGCGTGAGCCGGCACATCGTGTATGTGGGCGGATGCGACAGTGCCATGCACCCTAAAGACACACGCACGCCGGCACAGTGCGAGGCGCTCAAGCGATACGTTCTCGAGTTCCACAGCCGGTTCCCGCAGATACGCATCGTAGGACACCACGACCTCAACCCCGCCAAGCAATGCCCCTCGTTCGACGTGGGCCAGTGGATAGCCGGGATAGGCATACGGCAAACGTTCAATCAGCATTCATAACACAGAGCAATGGGAGACACGATATTTCAAATCCTGCAATGGGCAATCCCATCGGGCGGTATCGGAGCCGCCATTGCCTGGATCGCCAACCGACGCCTCAGAACCGTCGAGGAGAAAAAAAAGATAGAGGATACCTACAAGCAGATGTACGACATGGTGAGCCGTGAACTCATCAGTCTGCAACAGCAAAACGAAACCAACTATGATAAAATTGAGGATCTTCGCACCGATGGCGACAAGATGCGACGGGCGCTCAACCGACTCTCACGGGCCATCGAGGCTATTCAGATATGCCCTCATCGCACTACTTGCCCTGTCAGCGTGGAGCTGTCGCTCGACCAAGACAGTGACACGCCAAAGCCTGCACGAGGAAAGCATGAGCCTGCAAAGGGACAGCCTCACGGCGATGGTCACCCAAACATGGCAGAAGCCGGTGAGGGTTCCCATGTCAACAGTCGGTCTCAGGCTGACACTCGACAGCATCAGGCAGCTGCCACCAGGGGCGGCGTACACGGCAAGGGAAAAACAGGCGGCCGTCAAACTCCAAAGGAAACCGGCAACGCCCAATGAGCCTGAGCAAATCATCATTGAGGCACAATGCGACTCACTGCTACTGGTAGCCGCAAGTTACTCAAAGAACATCATCACGCTCAAACGGCAACTCAATGAGGCGAACAGGTTGAACAGCGAGTTGAAGGAAACGGCAAAGGAGCGCGCAGCCCCAGGTTTCAAAATTACATTCATCGCCTTCATCGTCGGGGTGGCGGCCGGCATAGTATTAACCAATTTAATAAAAAAGATATGGCAAAAAGTGTTTTAGACGGAACAAACCTCATCCTTAGCGTGGGTGGCAGCGCCCTGGGATTTTCCACAGGATGCAAGGTAACCACCACCACCGAGACAGGTGAGCGCGTCACAAAAGAGGCTGCAAGTGGCAAGTGGAAGGAGAAATATGTAAAGAGCTTCTCAGAGAGCATCTCCGCAGAGGGATGTGTGCTCACCGACGGAGACAGTAGCACACCCACCTACGATCAGCTCAAGGAAAAACAGCTCGCTGGCGAACCCATCGACGCCTCCTACGGATTACGCGATGGCGACAAGCGAACCGGAAAAACCAGCGGAGGGTATAGCGGAAAATACATCATCACATCGCTCGAACTCGACGGGCAGGCGGGTGACGACGCCAAGTACAGCGTACAGCTGGAGAACTGCGGAAAGGTCGCAAAGGTGGCGGCAGGTCTTAGTGAGTCTGGGTCTGTGGCTTCGTCAAAGGCGGGAGGAACCAGCGCATGAAGATTGTCATCAACGGAAAGGCTTACCCCTGTTATCTGGTAATGGGGGCTTTCCTGCTGTTCAAGCGAGAGACAGGAAAGGATGTAAGCCAGCTCAAACAGGAAAACCTCGAAGACCTGCTCATGCTCATGTGGTGTTGTCTCAAATGCTCAACACAGGCAGAGGGACAAGAGTTCCCACTCGATTTCGAAACTTTCTGCAACACCATCACGCCCGACATGCTCACACTGTGGAACCAACAAATCAGTTCCATGGATGAAAAAAAAACGACCAACAAGACGTAACGCAGGCTGATGTTGAGCAACTGCTCGGAATCGCGTTGGGGTGCATGGGCATGGGGATGAACGACTTCTGCCGATGCACCCCTTCTGAGTTCAGGGCGGCATGGGACGCATGGAACGACAGGCGGATGGCGGTAGAGCGCGACCAGTGGGAACGCTTGCGCATGAGCTGCCTGTGTACACTGCAGCCATGGGCAAAACAAAGGTTAACCCCGCGTGACATCATGGAGTTTCCATGGGATGAAAAACAGGAAAAACAAAAGCAAGACATACCCGACAGACAGGAAATCATGCGCAGGTACAGGGAGGAAAAGCGGAAGGCTGGACTGAAATAGCCCCTATTTTGCCTTCAGTACACCATAGCAGAACAAAAGCCCTGCGATGATCGCCACAAGACAAAACGCAACCGTAAGCACACAGGCAACAGGGTGCTCCGCTATCAGGTCGTGAAGGGGCTGTAAGTTGACGCTTGCTAACATAAAGTTCAAAGTTCAAAGTTCAAAGTTTGAAGCTGCTGCAAATATAAGAAAAAAAAATAGAAACCATGACAAAAGAGGTCAGTTTTACCATCAAAATCAATAGCGACGGAGGAGTGAAGAAAGTCACCGCCGACGCAAAAGAGGTGGGGAAGGCACTGTCCGAGGTGCAGGAAGAGGCAGAAAAAGCCAAACAAAGTGTCATCACATGGGCACAGGCGGCACAGGCCGTAGACGCACTTCAAAACTCCATCGCACAACTCCAGGGGGTGCTCTGCGACCTTACACAGGCATACCAGGTACAGCTGGTGGCAGAAACGCAGCTCGACACCATCATGCGACAGCGCATGGGAAGTACCGACGCGGAGATACAAAGCGTCAAACAACTGTGTGCCGCGCAGCAGGAACTCGGCGTCATCGGCGACGAGGTGCAGTTGAGTGGCGCACAGCAGATGGCAACCTTCCTGAAACAGAAACAGAGTCTCGAGGTGCTCATTCCGGCCATGAACAACCTCGTGGCGCAGCAGAACGGACTGAACGCAACCACACAGGATGCTGTAAGCATCGGCAACATGATGGGAAAGGCCATGCAGGGGCAGACAGAGGTGCTGCAACGCGTGGGAATCACTTTCGACGAGACACAGAAGCAGGTGCTCCAGTACGGAAATGAGTCCGAACGGGCCGCCATGCTCGCGGAGGTGATCACGGCAAACGTGGGCAACATGAATGCACAACTGGCAAAGACCGACGCCGGCAAGCAGAAGCAGCTGGAGAACACCCTCGGAGACATCAAGGAACAGTTGGGGAGCATGGTACAGGGGGCCATGCCATTTGTCACCATTGCCGCACAGACCATGATTTGCTTGGCGGCCACCGCGAAACTCATCACGTCCATGAGGGCGCTCAGCGCGGCTTTCGTCCTTACCTCCATCAAGGGGCTGGCGCTGGCTGCTCACCAACGGGTGGTGGCAATGGCGCAAAACATGCTGGCGGCAAGCGGATATACGGCAACGGCAGGTACGGCGGCGCTCACCGTTGCCGTAACGGCACTCTACGCGGCCATGACAATGGGCATTTCCCTCATCATCACCGGGATCATTTCCCTGTTCAGTTCCATGGGCGACGAGGCGGAAGACGCAGCGCAGGACGTGGACATGCTCAAAGAGAGCACGGATGCCTTCAGCAGCGCGTCATCCAATGCCAAGGCGGAGATCGACATGGAGGTCAGCGCACTGGCATCGCTCATCAACAGCCATAAGAATACGACAAAAAAGGTAAGCGAACTCAACAAGAAGTACGGAGAGAGTTTCGGATATCACCGAACGGCGGCAGAATGGTACGACACGCTCATCTCAAAAAGCAAGGTCTATTGCGCGCAAATCGGATACGAGGCACAAGCCAAGGTGCTCGCATCGAAAATCGCCGCCAAGCAGCTCGAAAAAGAGAGCAAGCAAAGCGAACGCTATCAGCTTGGACAGCAGTATTGGGACGGAAAAGGAAACACGCATTACAACTGGGAGAATGCAGCCGGAGGAAAAGACTACTACGAACAGCTGGGTGGCGAGGTGAGCAAGCTCACCGGCGATATAACGGTACTGCAACGGCAGTATGATGCCTGCATCAAGCACATGGTGGATGCACAGAAGGAACTGGATAGGTCACGAAACAACGTGCGCGTTACGGATGCGAACATACACGAACTCACCAACGAGGAACTCAATCAGCAACTCGAACAGACCCGAAAAGACCTCGACAGGGTCAAAGGCAACGACAACGCCGAACGGCAACGGCTAAACCGAGAGATTGGGCGGCTGCAAAAGGAATTGAACAAGCGCGACGCTGTCAACAAGAGAGAACAGGGAGGGGTGCAGCACACCCAAAAGCCGACGGGGAAAACCACTGCTAAGGAAAACACACCCGAAAAGCCGGTGGCTAATCCAAAAACACTCGAGCAAATAGCCAAGAACATCTCCTATTATGACAACCTGTTAAAAAAAACCGACAAGGATGACAAGAACAAGATAGCCAGCCTGGCAGCACTCATCGCCAAGTACAAGGAACTGCAAAAGGCCGTGCAGCAGGAGGTCGATGCGGCAAGCCGGCCAACGTCGCTCGATACCTTGGAAGACATTGACGCACAACTGCTGTACCAGCAACAGCTGCGAAAACAGGCGTCCAAGGAGAAACTCAGCCAGATCGACGCTGAGATAAAACGTTTGAACAATCTTAAAACGGCATTCGAAGACAGTTCGCACGTAGCTCTCAAGACGGATGAGATCAAGACCTATGAGCAGCTCGATGCCGAGATTGCCTTCTACGAGAAGCAACTCAAGAAAGCTACGCAAAGCGGGCGCACGGAGATACAGAAACACATCCTCGCCTTGCAGAAGTTGCGGCACGAGTGGGACGACACCTTGGCAACGCTCGCAAAGCCCAGTCACATCGGGACACTCAACTCGATGGAAGAACTCGACAAGGCCATCAGCTACTATGGCGCCCTGCAGCGAAAGGCAAGCGCACAGGAGGTGGAGAACATTCAACGTACCATCAATGCCTTGCAGGACAAGCGGGATGCCATGGCGAGGATGACACAACTGCCTGCCATGCAGCAGGAGGCTGGCGAGCTGGGAGCGATGAGCGGAAAGAAGCTGCGCATTGAACTGGAAGTGATTGGTTTGGAGGGTATTCGTGAAAAAATACGCTCACTGCAGAAAATGCTCGCCGACACGAAGAATCCACTCGGAGCGGAACAGCGCGAGGAGGTGCAGGGGCTCATTGGCACATGGAAGAGGTATGAGAAGGTGCTGCGGCGAAGCCAAGTCAGCTTCACCGAGGCATGGGGAGGCATAAAGGGCATTGGAGATGGTGTACAGAGCCTTACCAACGTCCTCGAGGGCAATGGGGATGCCTGGCAAACCATCACCGGCGTCGTCGACGCGGCCATACAGATTTATCAAGGAATCAGCGGCATCATCGACATCATCGACGCACTCACAGGGGCAACGCAGCAAGACACCGCAGCCACCACGGCGCAAGGCATGGCAAAAACGTCTACGGCGGCAATAGACAGCACGGCTACGGCAACGGAAGTCACCAACAGTGCCGCAAAAGCCGCAGCGGCAAAAGCGGAGACTACCGCAGACGTGGAAGGGGCGGCAGCAAAGACCATGAAGGCGCATGCGGGCATTCCATTCGCAGGCATAGCCATGGGCGTTGGCATGGTGGCCACGCTCATAGGCGTCATGGCGTCATTGCCAAAGTTTGCAAACGGGGGTATCGCCTACGGACCCACGCTGGGTATCTTCGGTGAGTATGCGGGGGCGGCAAACAACCCGGAAGTGGTGGCACCGCTCGACAAACTGAAATCCCTGATAGGCGACACCGGCGGTGGGTTCAGCGGTAAGCTGGAGGCAAGGCTCCGTGGGCGGGACATCGTGCTGGCACTGGCAAACGAGACGCGCATCAGCAGAAAGAAAACAAACATTAGATTATAACACGCACATGTACATACACGGACATTTCTACAACCAGCTCAACGAGCGCATAGAGGTGCATATCCTCACAAAAGGCAGCCATACGCCAAACATAGAGATAGGGGCGAAGGATAGCGGCATCAGCTGGACAGACGACCCCGTGGACATCACGAGCCAGGTCAGCGACACCTTCGACGTGCTGCTCTGTCAACAGGCGAGCGTGAGGCTGCTCACAAAAAATTTCGTGCCCGACTTCTTCTCCGCGTCATGCCACGACGTGGTGGTCAACATCTATCGGGAGGGGGAATGTCTCTTTGCCGGATTCGTAGAGCCACAGACTTACTCGCAGGGATATAATGAGGAACAAGACGAGATCGAGCTGAGCTGCATCGACATACTCACGGCGATGCGGTATGCCAAGTACCGAGGCGTGGGAACCTTGGGGGTATCATACCCGGGCATCAAGGCCACGGCAAAACAGCGCACTATGGCAGACATCATCATCCAAATGCTCAGAGACATCACCACGGGGGTCGATTTCAAGGGACAGGGAAAGGTGGCATTATTATACGACGGAAGCCGGGCTGTCGACAGGCTCGAGCAGGACAAATATTCGCTTTTCAGCCAGCTGACCATCAATGAACTGCTCTTTCTTGGCGATGACGAGGATGAGGTGTGGCAGCAGGACGAAGTGCTCGAGGAAACACTCAGATACCTCAATCTACACATCAGGCAAGAGGGCTTCGCCTTCTACATCTTCGCATGGGAAAGCGTAAAAGGAGAGGCACCCATTAAGTGGAAAGACATCGTCAGCGCACAAGAGTCGGTCACCACAAGACAATGCGTGGACATCAGTAACAGCAACGTCGTTGGACAGGACACCACCATCAGCGTAGGAGAGGTCTACAACCAGCTGCTGCTCACATGCAAGACCGAGAGTGTGGAGAACGTCATCGAGAGCCCGTTTGACAACAACACGCTCGCAAGCCCCTACAACGCCAAGCAAAAATACATGACCGAGTACAGCTGCGATGGCGAGGGAAACACCTCCATCGACGCTTTTGACGCCATCACGCATGGAAGAACGACTGATTACGATGGAGCCTTCATCACCCACTGGTTCGTCCGCGTCATGGAGAACCAGCAGTGGAGGTTCCCAGTCAACGGTACGGGAAGCATCATGCAGCAGTACTGTCAAGGAGGACGTGACCAACACGCATTGCCAAACGCATTGAGAAACAATGACGCAGCAGCCATCATCGCTTTTGGAAAGGTGGAGCAGAAATGTGCGGTGAAAGACAACGCACCCATTTCAAAAGTGCAAATGACCAACTACCTGGTGGTGAGTGTCAACGGAAATGGTATCGACAACGACCCAGCGAAAGTGTTTCCAAATGAGCAAAGTCTTAAGGCATCCATTCCAAGGGCTGTATACGAGGGAAGTGCGTCCGGAGGGGTGTTCTCACCAAGCGATGACAAGACAACCAACTACATCGTCATCAGCGGAAACGTTATTCTCAATCCCCTCATGCCGCTCACGGATAACTTCAGGGCCATCAACGACTACCAACCCAGCGAAGCGTACGCAGGAACAGGAATCAGGCAGTGGTGGCACCACACAGTGCCGGCAAAGAACAACAGGAACAAGTATTACACCCAACAGTGGTGGAAAGCTGGCACACCAGCCGAAGAGCCGGTATGGGACAAGGATACCACACAGAGCCTGGTGCCGTTCACCGAGTCTGCACCAGAGGAAATCGAGTTCAACTACAGTGCAATTGGAGACGGAACAGACAGAATCTCGAAAGTAGCGGTGTTGGCCTGCATGCTCATCATCGGAGACAAGTGCGTGGTTGAGGAGGGGGATGGGGGAAGTCCCGATAACTTCAAATGGAGAGAATACAAAACAAGGGAGCAGTGCGACAGCGACGACGAGTATTACCAGCAGTGCTTCACCATTGGCTTCGATCCAAAAATAGGAGACAAACTCATCGGGAGAAAATTTGACATACAGAACAATATCAGCTACAAAATGGGGATTGATGTCGAGGGGACGGCCATTCCCATCACAAGGGCGGACAAGGTCAGCGGACAGGTCAAGTTCATGATCCTCGGACCAGTAAACGCCACGTGGGAGAACATCACAAGGAGGCACCCCACCTTCTTCAGGCATACCAAGTGGACCAGCAACACCATTTCACTGCTGGCGAACGTCAGCAGTATCTTCATCGAGGATTTCCAGGTCAAGGTGTACAGCGATAATGGAATGACCGAAAGACCAGGTGACAGCGACATCGTCTATATGAGCGACGACAAGCAGCAGTTTGTTAACAGGAAGGATGACATCGAGTTCAAAATCAACTCGGCACTCACCTCAGACGAATGCAGGCAGCTGGGCGTGGCACAGGGGGTATGCATGAGCACGCCAATCAACTTGCTCACTGGAGACGGCGTAATCAAGATCTACGACCACACAACGAAGAGACAGGCAAAGCCGGAGCAGCTGTATGTTGACAGCTATTACAACGAGTACCACCAGCCCAGAATTCTCATGACGCAAAAGCTCATTGATAAGAAAGGAGGCTATGTCAGTACATTCGCGCATTACAGGCATCCGGCACTGGGAAAGAACTTTTTCGTACAAGGCATCACAAGGAACCTCGAATCGGGAGAAGCTGAAATGTCGTTAAAGGAGATTGAGAAATGATAGACGTAAAGATTATCAAGAAACCGAAAAATAAGGCTACAACGCCAACGGTCAGGACACCGGGAGCAGCCTATGGAGACAAGTCCGTCAAGGAGGCGGTACACGCCAGCAAAGCCGACACGGCGAAAATGGCGGAAAAGGCCATCCTCGCCGAACAGGCAGAGCATGCCAAGAAGGCGGACGAAGCAACAAGGGCGGATGAGGTGAGCTTGGAATCAAAAACACTGACGCACTTCCTACGAAACGACATACCCAACACGGCAGCAGAGGTCGTCACATTTCTCAAGGGCGTCGTGGCAAAGGCCATGAGCTACTTCAAAGGAATCATCAATGAAGGCGACATCACCAACAAGGGAAACATCACCAACGAAGGTGATATAACCAACAGCGGAAACATATCAAATAGTGGAGATATATTCAACTCTGGCAACATCAATACCAAGAACCTCACGGTAACGGGTAAGGCGACGTTCTATGAGCTGGAGATACTCAAGGCAATAGCAGCGGGAGGCATCATCATCCAAAGTGCGGCAACGTTTAAGATTGATGATGCGGAAGAAACAACAGAAGGGTATGCGTGCTATCAACGAGCCGAGAAAGACGGAGTGAAGCTTGTGCAGATGTGTGAGGTGAATGACCAGATGATGTGTTACGGCGGGTTCAACGTAGGGGTTGGAACGAATCACAATGTCTGCAATCACTTTTATTGGCGATTAGTGACGAATGCACCCACGCAGACTGTTCGACGAAACATCAATGGTGAAGAGGTAGAGTGCTTAAAGATTGTACTGAGCAGGACGGACTGCGCCGACAAAAGCGATGTGCCACTGGCAGGTGATCAAACGGCACAGGTAGGAAATAGAACCAACACAGACAGGCAGAGCGTCATCGTGAATAGTGCTTACAAGAGTATTGACGTCGGACTGGTGGCGCCATACTGGGCAAAGTATGTGGGGGTGAACGATTATAAGTTGGAGACCCACCGTGAGACGTACTTTGCACAGAATGACAATCAGATAGTGGGTAACTTGAGGGCGAGGAGCTCATCGGGTGAGATAAGACCCGTACCTGTGTTGCTCGGTGAATGGAAAAGCGGAAAGGAATACGGCTACTATGACAGCGTAACACATGACGGTAGGCAATGGCTGTGCATCGTTGAGCCTGGTAAGAGAACGACAGAAGAACCTGGCAAAGGTGATGCATGGATGATGTTGGTGGACAAGGGCAGCAAAGGAGACAAAGGGGATGACGGGGAGAGTAGTTATACGGTAAACATTTTCACCGATACGCCAAACGGCAACATCATTCGTAACGGGCAAGGCTCTGTATGGCTTTTTGCCGTGGTGTATTATGGCACGAAAGAAATAACGGAAACGCTGGAAGACTGGCAGTTCTCGTGGGTCATCCATAGCGGTAATCCCGAGTTTGATACACTTTGGAATAAACGTCACCAGCAGTGCGGAAGCAGAATAGAACTGAGTGCGCAGGAGGTGAACAACATGGCACAAGTGGAGTGCTTGATTTGTGATAACATTGAACTTTGAACATTGAACTTTATGATTGGCAAAACTATCAACTCGTGAACTCGTAAACTTGTAAACTCGTAAACTAAAAAACTCATAAACATAAAAAAATGGCAAACAAAATTTTATCAAGAGGACAAATCACAATCGTAGATTTGAATGACGCAAAGCAGGTATCCATGATACTGCAAGTGAAAAATCCGTCGCAGATGTACAATCCTGACACCAAGGTGTATGTACCCAACTTCAGCACGGACAAGAACACGGTTACACCTAAAGTGTATGTGACGGGTAGTGGACAAAACATGGTCAGTGCACTCACTTCTATCGAGTATGACATCAATGGTACCAAAGTGCAGGCTGGAAAGAGTGCTGGAGGATATTCTGTGGGAGCCATCAGTGCAGGGGCGGTGCTTACCATAGCGAGCAACATTTCCTCGAATGCGTTGAACATCAACGTCAAGGCAACTTATCATGACACATTGACAAATGTCGACACGGTGCTTGAGGCGCAGACGCAGGTCATTAAGTCCACATCAGCAGGAGCACTTCTTCAAGTGGTGCTGACACAACCGAAAGGAAACAGCTTCGATGCGAGCATCACAGAACTGACAGCGCATGCTGAGTGCTATCGTGGCGGTGTACACGATACTTCTATTCAGAAGTTTCAATGGCTGAAGTTGAATTTTGCCAACGGAAAGTTCGAGGATATTTCTACAGGGGTACAAACAAGTGGTGGTAACAGCACGCTCACAGTACATGCTGATGATGTGTTGAACGTACAGACTTACAAAGTGATAGCCACCGACGAGGGGCAAACTTCCGAAGCCATCGTCACGTTCGAAGATCGCACTGATCCATACGAGGTAGTGCTGCATGCCCCAAAGGGAAATGTCATCGTCAATGGCAAGGGAGAAATAGACATCAACGCCGAGGTGTGGCAAAATGGCGTGAAGTTAGAAGATGTGAGCGCACAGACATCTAAGTTTATCTACACATGGACGAAGTACAACAAGGCAGGTGCTCGAGAGAACTTCACTGGCACATCGTCGCCCACAAAGACGGGAAACCCTTTGAAAGTATTGGCAGCTGACGTAGACCAGAAAGCAACTTTTGTGTGCGAGGTTAGAAAAGCATAAAGAAGTGGGAAACCGAAGGAGGAGAGAAGCCTCTCCCCCGACCCCTCCCCAAAAGGGAGGGGAGTAATTAGTAAAACTATCAACTCGTAAACTCGTCAACTTGTAAACTTAAAAACTCATTTCATGAACAAAGTATTAGCCAGATCCATTATAACAATAACGGCGGTGAATGACGGGAAAGACGGTCAAACGCCACACTTACATATTGCGTATGCAAACTCACCAGACGGAAAAGTAGACTTCAGTACTGATGACAGCAAAGATAGAGCTTACATCGGTCAGTATGTCAGCTACACGGATGAGCCTGACAGCACAGATGCAAGCAAGTACACGTGGTCGCTCATAAAAGGAAAAGATGCAGTTGTGTATAGGCTTGATCTGTCTTCTTCGCAGGTTTCTGTCAATAGGAATGGCCAGCAGACCCCTGAAATTATCGAAATCAGAGCTTTTCGCATGGAGAGTGATAAAATAGTTCAGTTGGATAATGCGAAGGCTCAAATACAGGTGCTACGTGACGGTCAACCTATATCCTCATACTCGCTAACGTACAACAAAGACGATAAAAAATGGGTACTCAGTCTTCATACAGGATATGTCCGCTTTTATCGCATCAATCTCTATATAGACGGAAAGAAGGTGGATAGCAAATCGGTCGTTTTTGTTTATGATGGGGAAAATGGAGAGCCAGGGAAGCCAGGGAAACCAGGAGAACCAGGAAAGCCAGGAGAACCAGGGAAACCAGGAGAACCAGGGAAGCCAGGCAACGATGGCAAGGACGCTGTAGTTTTCAGGCTTATTCCAAAGATAGAGAAAGCTGTGGTGCATGGCACTAAGCGAGAAAAGGCTCAAGTGGAGCTGTTCCTAAAATATATGATAACACGGAAAGAAGGCGAGAAACATTATACAGAATTAGGAAGGCTTGACACTTTCGGATTATCACTGACCATAGAACCGTCTTGGGTATCGTTCAAGGTCATGTGGGAAGATGACAAGCCTTACTGGGAGATAAAGTCTATATACGACTATGCTGATTACTTTGACGACACACCTTCCTTTCGTGTCTGTTTGATGCAAGGAGGAAAGGCTTTAGATGCACGGACTATAGGTTTACAATATGAGGTGGAGGCAAACTTTAATGTAGGTAAGAGAGTAGAGGGTATAGATAAGAAGATAGACGGCATCTCTGGAACGGTGCGCTCGCTTGATGGTAAGGTGAGCGGTTTTGAAACTGAAATAGACGGATTTAGGACGGAGGTGCGAGACAAAGTGAGCCGTACGGAGCTAAAGCAGACCGCCGACAGCTTCAGCCTGACGGTGGCGAATGGTACACGCCCAAACTTGCTGTGGGGAAGCGATTTGGACCTCGATGGAGTTGACACCACCAACAAGAGAGCCATTCAGAAGCATTTGGGCGTGGGGCTTGGAGCTACAAAGGTGGACAGCACGGAGTGGTTTGAGTATTTGAAAGGCGGTGGCGTTGGTGGTGCAGACGCTATCAAGGCAAAGGTTGCAGCGGTAAACGGTGAGGGAAACTACTATGCTGGCTTGTATTGGCAGACTGGTTTTGGTGCTAAACAGCACATCAAGGTAAAACCCAATACCAAATATACTTTCTCATTTTGGATAAGAACGGAGATACTGCAAGGCAGTGGCTATGCGGTGGCAGAAGGTTTTAACATGGAGGGGCTGCATGGTGGCAGGAAAGACCGCACGATGCCGTGGACAGATGTTAAAGCAACGAATAAGTGGGAAAGGAAGAGCTACACGTTTACCACGGGAGACACAGGCTACATCATGGTGGGTGTGGGGCTTTCGGGTGAAAATGATTTCTCGGGACTTATCTATCTTTGCCGACCAAAGCTCGAAGAGGGCGACACGGCAACCCCATGGTGCGCGTACGACGGCACGGTGGAGGAACTGTTAGCGGGTGGCTTTGACATCAAGAACAGGGAATTCACGGCTACAGCTGACAACTTCAAAGTGCAGAATAACAAGGGTGAATGGACGTTCTTGGTGGATGAGAACGGGAAGTTAAATGCGAAATTGATTGATGCCACAGAGATTTATGGTATGAAGATAGCGCAGCCATTTGAAGCATACGCATCCAAAGAAGAAATGAAAAATGGTAAGAGCCTGAGCTGGGTGTTAGAAAACAGGAGCCAGGACTATGGATTCTTTGGAGGGGGTGTAAGAATGAACGGCGTCACGTCAAACATTTTCAACAACACAGGGGGTACCGTTTCTTTCTGGCTTCCTCTCATAACACCATTTAAATTTTGTCAGGTAGACATTCCAAATAACGTGATGCTGCGGGCTGTCGCCATATACAGGACTCAATGGGATGGATGTCGCTGGTACCTGCTCTGTCCCTGGGAGGACAACGGAAGTGGTGGTGTTAGACTAAAAGCATTTAACGGATAACAGAGGTATCAATAAAAAGAGTAGAAGTATATTATAAATGAAGACATAAGAGTAAAACTTCTCTTGATAGTCTCACCGAACATAATGAATAAAGCCGCGACGGAAAATCATCAGTCGCGGCTTTGTGATGAAAAACCCCGTCATTCCAGCAGGTATCTCACATCATAACTGTCTATGCTCTCCAGAATGTCTTCGTGGTTGTGATTTGTATCAGTTGTCACAAGTTCCATACCGTTGAAACTGTCTCCACAAAGACCTGTAAGCACCTTACGTATCTTGTTGCTTAGATTCCAGGCCGCATGCTGACCGCCTTCCAGCCAGTCAGTCACCACATGTGTGCGCACCTGACCTTTACCACGCAACATTTTACCATGGAACGGCGACCAACTGATGGTACCAATCTCAACAAATACCGCAGGGCGGCTCCACACCTCCTCTTGCTCTATAAATTCTACATTATGGTTCCACAGGTCGATATGTACAACCTCAGGAACATCTTGCTTGAGCTTCGCCACAATGGCTGTGTATAATTCCTCTCTCATTGCTGTTTCATTTGTAAATCATTTCCCATCATCGTTGTCAAAATCAAAGAGCAATAGCTGACGCGTATCGTCAGCTATCTTATTCTTACTTTCCGCGCTCGCGTTGAGTATATTATAAAAGGTACGTTCAGTAATGGCATACACAGGATATATGTATCGTCGCCATATCTCACGGTTGGAAATTCCGCTTCTGGCATGTTGATCGTATATCCTGTTTATCTCCTCTACACGTTTTTTGTAACTTACTCCGCGTCGCTTCTGCATATACTAAATGTTCTTTGGCTTGTAAGGCCTGATGTCATATTCCGTTACTGAACTTACTGTCACCCAGCCACTGCCCTCACACTGGGGACAGGGCTCCGTCAACGGCGTACCGTCATCCATAAGGTGTCGCCATACGCCGGTGCCCACGCACCTGCGGCAAAACGACACCCGCGGAGGTCGCCTCACTTCGCGCTTCATGCCGTCTCCTCCTTCTTAGGTTCAACATAGAAGGCCTCGTCCTGAACCACCTGGATGCCACACGCCGTCATCTGCTCACGAAGGGGACGATAGCCACGGTTCTCAGGGTCACCGCCGCCAAGCTGCACCTCCACCTCACGATCGGCAAGAAGCTTGTCCTTCGCAATCTCCTCCGTCTGGCGGATATAGCTGGGCAGGAAACTCTTCACAAGGTTCAGCGCACTCGCCCAAGTAAAGCCTTTCAACGTCTTCAACTTCGGTGTCCCAGTGCGAAACCCGATCGTGCCATGAGCCATGTCAAGGCTCTTCTTCTTGGAAAACAGCTCAGCTTGGTTCTCCGTGGCAAACGACTGGAGCGTGTCAAACGCATTGTCTCTTTCAGCAGTCAGCGTAGCCAACTTGTCGGCATACTTCTCGCGGTACTTGGCGCATTGCAACTCAATGTCCGCATTGATTTTCTGCAACTGTGCATCGCTCTTGGCGTAGGTTGCAAACGCTTCATCGGCGGCTTCTCTGCTCACGCCGGTGATGATTACTTTTTTCTTTCTTGTTGCCATTGTCTTTTCTTTTTATAGGGTTGATAACTCGTGTTCTATCACATCAATAACCTTGGTTTCTGATACTGAAGCAATCTGATAGTCTACCATGGTGCCGTCCATAATCGTTCGGATAGAGTCTTTGCAGTTGTCGAAAGAAGAAGCCTGTACCAGATAGTAAACTTGAGTGTGCTTTTCTCTTTCCGTTTGCTCGTCAATGGTGATAAACTGAAGTATGGCCTTGTAGTATCGGTCGCATGATTCCTGCTCGTTGAAAAACACTTCTCGAAATTTCATCGGGTTGATGTTTACAACCTGAATTTCTCCGGACACATAGCCGCCAAGGAATTCAATAGCTGTCTTTTCAGCCTCTCCGAATGAAAGAGCTTCAACCACATAACTCTCAGTCACTTTCTTTTCGTACCCATCCTCATGCACTTTGTCATAGCGCAGCTTCACTTCAAACCATATACTTGATTTTGTTCTCATAACAATATTTTTAATAGGTTCTTAAATAAATTTTCCTTCGCTGGTCAATGTCTGCCAGCTCACATCTTCACGTTCGGTCTCGAGCTCATAAAACAGATCCTCCAAAAAGTCACTGTATTCTTCATTGCTCATTTCCCTGCCGAGCTCACGGATGTGCTCCATCGCACGCTTT